GTTAATACCGCCCTAACGATTGTCCCTATTGGAAAGGTTGCACAAGGTTTTAAAGTGCTCGTGACGGGGTCAAAGTCCGCGCTTAAGGCGGTTCAACCTGCAATTAAGGCTGCGGGTGGGACTATAAAGATGACTCCGAAGGGGGCGGTGGTTACGGGTGGAGAACCTGTAAAAAATGTTCTAATGCGCTCGGGTGGAACAGGCGGTGGGAAGGCTGCTACCAGCCAAGCAACGCGTAGGGGGGCTTCGGGTGGCGCTACCACTATGCCCACTCCGGGCGATAAGCTTGCTGAGGCGGCCCATGGTGTAGGCAAACAGCTTAAAGAGGGTGGTAAAAAGCTTCTAGGTGGGGGCAAAAAGCACGGGGGTAAGATTGTAGGATCAGCGGGTATCGGTTTGGGTTTGGGTAAGTTAACCGGAACCGGAACCGAAACCGGAACCGAAACCGGAACCAAAACCCAAACCAAAACCCAAGTACGCGAAACTCAGAATAAGCCTGGGGGGAAAAAGAGAATTCCATGGGACCTTTCCGACGACGATGATGAGGAGGAGAAAGAGAAGGGGATTAAGCCTGTAAAAGAGAAGAAGGATAAAGACGAAAAGCGCCGACCTTTCCGAGAGAAGGTTAAGCTCAAAAAGAAGAAGTCCTTAGATGACGTTAAAGCTATTTTAAGGCAAGCAGCCGAAAAGCATAAAGAACAGAAAGAAGATGAGCGGTATTCTGAAATTGGGGATAAGAAAGATCTCAAAGAACTGCTTGATGAAGCAAAAGCTAGAGCAACGTTCGGTAAAAGCCAGTCGTTTGTAGCCCCCTATGCTCGTAAAGTGCGTAATAAAAAGATGTCTTTAAAAGCTGCGCTCAATAAGGTTCCTTGGTGGATGCAAGATGACTTGCTTGCCCACGTTAGAAAAGACAAGAAGCGCAAGTAGGTACAGGCATGTCCTCGTATAATCGCCGGTCTTCAAGTAAATTAGGGTGGACCCCTCAGTGGTTTGGTGTTCCTGAATTTGGAGAAGACTTACAGGATTCTATTAAAGATTTTCAGGGTAAATATCCTGATTTAAAAATTGACGGTATGTGCGGTCCTGTTACTTTCCGGCGAGTAAAACTGGAAAGGGACTCCGAGGATATTGGTCCAGCTTCTGGCGATAAGATATTACTTGGAGGTAAATTACTTCCAATTCCTTGGGATAATGTGGTTGTTCCTAGAGAGGACGGCGCTTTAACGTTATCTAAGGGCTTTCGGAAGCGTAAAGACCGATACATCAACATGGTTATTACGCATTGGGACGTATGTACCTCTGCTAAGAAGTGTCGAAACGTCCTTGCTGCGAAGGGCATATCCACGCACTTTTGTATTGATTGGGATGGCACTATTTATCAGTTTATAGATGCCATGCATGAGGGGTGGCACTCAGGTGTTGGTAAGATTAATCGGCAATCCATAGGCATAGATTTAAACAACCCGGTTTATACAAAATATAATAAAGTTTTGGTAAAACGTGGACAGCCAGAACGCCCGGTGATCAGCGGCTACAGCATTAATGGTTGGAAGCCCAAAGAATTTTTAGGTTTCCATCAAGTGCAAATTGATGCTTATATAGCCCTGTTAGCGGGACTTAACGAACACTTACCCGATTTGAACTTAGTTCCTACCGGGGACTTAGGAAATCCGAAGGTAATTAAGACTATTCCTTTGGTAAAAGCCGCCTCTGAGGGAGGCGTTATGCATCATGCACACGTTAAAAAGAGGAAATGGGATACAGCAGGCGTAGACATTGCTGCATGTTGCGAAGCGGCTAAGGGGCTAGACGTTCTATGCTGTACCTAAAGGATGACATTTATAAGGGTCCTAGGCAGGAAACTCGTCAGGCTAAAGAGGAGCGCCTGTTTGGTAAGCCTGGTGGTCCGTATGTTGGTCCGACAATGCGTATTCGTGGATTGCCTCCAACTAAGGCCAATATGGACGAGCACGTACATAAGATGGCTCAGAAGTACGGGCTAGAGGATATAGAGCCTGCACTTCTGGGTACTGCCAAGACTGAATCGGGCAGAACGCAGTGGCGGCGCGGGGGTAAGATTCTCACGAGTGAGACCGGTGCTCAGGGCGCATTTCAGTTAATGCCGAAAACTGCTGCGGGTTTAGGTGTTGAGCGTGGGGATTGGCGTGGAAACGTAGAGGGTGGTGTTAAGCTCTGGAGCATTAATTATAAGAAAGCATTAGAGGCTGGAATGTCCCGGTCAGATGCTATTGATTATGCTGCGATGTCATATTTTTCTGGTGGTGCTGGGGGTAAAGATCCTTCTCAGAACACCAGTGATGTAGAGGTACACAACCAGCGGGCGCTGGCTAAGTATAGAGAAAAGAATCCGAATGCCGCCCTTTGGGATGTCCCTCACAGGTTGTTAAGGGGGGCACCAAGCCAGGTATCTAAATACGGAGGTCCTAAGGCGTGGCGCACTAATATGTCGGCTGCTTTAGCGCGTAAGGGAGATTCTGGTAAGGGGTCGTTTGGCTCAGCTTTAGATCGCTATGCTAAAGGCGTAAAGAGGCGCAGCGAGATTGATAAGCATTACGTTCGTGTGGGCACGAGTAGGGCACACGCTGAGAAGCAGGGCCACCAGGGATATCGTGGGCCTTCTCGCAGTATGGAGATTAGTCAGACTCGGGCACGTCCTGAGGATTTGCGTCCACCTGTCCCTAAGCCTAAGGCGGTTGCCTCTAGTAGCTTGTATCTTAAGAGTCCTGTTGCTGCTCCTGCTAGGCAGCAAGCAGAGACTAAGCGTGTTGCTGGGTTAGATCGAGCAACTGCTGAGTTGCGTGGTCCAACAAGTCTTCCGGCTCCTTCTAAAGTTCTTAGTACTCAGCCCCGCGCTGTAGCGACTCAGCCCCCCGCCGTAGCGACTCGTCCAGTGCCCGTTAAGAAGTCATTATTCCAATCTGAATATTTTATAGAGGTATAAGTATGGGGCTATTAGATAAAGCTCTGGGAAAGGTATTGTCCCCGTCAATTATTCTCCCTACTGGTGCGGAGTTGGCCAAGGGCTGGAAGCGGTTACCCACTTCTGCTGCTGCGCGAGCGCCTAAATCCGTATCTTGGGATCCAATGTCTTTGGTGTACTCCTTGGGGTACAAGGATCGACGCAGCAACTTAACGTATGACATCCTGCGTCAGATGGTTGGTTCTCTAAGTATTTTATCTGCAATTGTGAATACCAGAGTTAATCAGGTAGCCACGTTCACGTCTCCGTATAGGCGTACTCGTAATATTGGTTTTGAGATTAAGCATAAAGACAGAGATCACAAGCTCAGTAAGTCTGAGAAGCGGTTTATGGTTGAATTAGAGACGTACATCTCTAATTGCGGAAAGCCTGATGAGAACAAATACGCTAAGCGTCCAAGGGATAACTTTGAGCAATTTACTCGTAAGGTTATTCGCGATCGAATGACTTATGATCAGTTAACGTTTGAGATAGTCCCAGATCGCCGTGGTCTTCCCTATGAGTTTGTTGCTGTAGACGCATCTACGATCCGTGTTGCTGCCGACCCAAGTGCAGAGAACCACCGTAACCGTAAGAAAGAGTCAAAAGAACTCAGGGATTTCTTAGAAAACTATTCGGGTTCTGCTCTTGCTTACCCGGTTATTCAAGATTCGAACAAGCGAAGTGCCGCCTCTTTCGTACAGGTGTGGCAGGGGTCTATTGTCCGGGCATATAAACGATCTGAGTTAGCGTTTTGTATTGCAAACCCTCGTACAGATATTCGATCTAACGGATACGGATACGCAGAGACTGAGCAACTCGTAAACATAATCACTTCTCACCTGTGGGCAGAAGAATATAACCGTAACTTCTTTAAACAGGGGGCCGCGCCTAAGGGACTTCTAAATATTCGTGGAGATAATATTGCTCCCGAACAATTAGAAGCGTTTAAGAGGCAGTGGGTGGCGAATGTAGCTGGCGCTGAGAATGCTTGGCGTACACCAATTATGCAGAGCGAAGAGATTCAATATCTCAACCTGCAAACTACAAACCTCGACATGGAGTACTCCCGGTGGCTTGAGTACCTCATTAAAGTAATCTGCGCTGTTTACTTGATTGCCCCGGAAGAGATTGGATTTTATCTGTCTCCCGGTGGAATGCAGCAGCCCATGTTCGACTCAAATAATGAGTGGAAGTTAAAGGCTTCTAAGGATAGAGGACTTCGACCGCTTCTCCGATTTTATGCAGATTCAATTAATCGGAATATTGTTGATAAGCTTGATGACCATTTCTACTTAGATTTTGTTGGTCTTGATGAGCTTACCGAGAAAGAGCGTATTGAGCTTCGCAACCAACAAGTTCAGTACTTCAGAACAGTTAATGAAATTCGTTCTGATGAGGACTTATCGCCTATAGATGATGGAGATATCATTCTTAATCCGATTTTCTTGCAAAAGATCCAAATGGAGCACATGTGGAAAACGGAAGAGCAACAGCGCAAAGACAATAAGAAGATGCAGGATGAGCAAGCTGAGATGCAGAAAAAGCAGATGGCTATGCAAGAGCAAGCCCAACAAGAACAGGCTAATGCACAGCAACAGCAGGTCGCTATGCAACAGCAACAGATGGGTGCGGGGGGTGAGGGCGCTCCCGCTGAGGAAGGTCCCGTTGAAGCACCAGCCCCCGACGAGGCCCAACAGTCGGCACCCCCTGAGGAGGCTGCTGAAGCGCCCCCTGAAGGTGGAGTTCCCGAAGAAGCTGCTTTACCCCCGGAGGGCGAGAGTCCAGTAGTACAAGAAGAGCAGCAAGCTGCTCCTGCTAAAAGTAAAAAAGAGCAATTACAGGAACTTTTAAATTCCCTTCCCCCTGAAATGCTTGTTAATAATACTAAAAGAGTCGGTGAGGAATAATCATGGATACTGAAGTGAAATCTCTTAATGTAACAGAAGAAGATAAAGATGAACACGAGGAGGGCGGGGCTGGTCCTCCGGGTGAGCCTCTCTTTAAGCAGGGGACTGCTGCTATGGGTTTGACTTCGTCACCTCGTAACGTAGCTTCGTTTAACAAGTCCGTTAATCCTTTTGTATCTGTTTCTTTGTCTAAGGCAGGATCGCCCTGTGATATTAAGCCCCAGAAGCCGGACAAGAAGCTTGTGTGGGAGGGCGGTAAGACGTCTGAGGAGACCCCTGTTGAGGAAGATGGTCAGTATGACCCTCCTGGGTGGTCTGCTAAGGGCGAAGAGGACGACGATAAGAAGAAGGACGTTAAGAAGTCTCTCTTCACTTCTGCCGAGCTTAGTAAGGCGATAGGCCCTAAGCCGGTTGTTAAGCCTGTTCCTGCTCCTACGTCGGTACAACTTGGGTATACCCCTGCGGATTTAGAGTCGGAATCTGAAACGTCTGTGTATAAGCCTTTAAAGTTTGACCCAAAGAAGCACGTGCGTCGGATTCCAGCGCTCTCGCGAGCTACAAAGGGCGTTAAGAAGTCTATTACTGAGCTTCGATACGGTTCTCAGCTAAGCCGTGTTTATGACATCGGCAAGTCTTGTGGTGTTTGCGGTAGGCTATCGAAGTCGTGCGGGGGAGATGACCATGCGGGGCATAGTGGTTGTTGTGAAGACTGTAAAAAATCTATGAATTCTGTCCAATGGCACCAGTCGCACCTTTCGTAGGAGAATTGATATGGCAGACGATAAATCTAGAACGCGGGTTCCTCTTAATTCTCCCATGAGTAAAGATCGAAACCCGTCTTGGCGCACACAGCAGCTTCGATCATCTAAATACAAAGCTCCGGAAGCTGTATGGCAGCCGGGGAACGCTATTTTGCGTCGATTTGGTAACGGTATGCTCGACTATGAGTACGCTTGTGGGAAGATCTTTGAGGCAATGGATATTGCTCAAGAGCACGGGTATCTCAGCGAGTTTGAGAAGGCAGTTTTAAGCCTTATTGCTCCTGGTATTGAGAATCTTGGTGGTCCTCCAAACGCCGTTGCTATGACAAAAGTAAAGTTAGCTCCTGAAGAGTTGATGAAGCTTCGCCTTCTCGTCATGAAGAAGCGTGGAGACATCAAGAACTGGAGAGCGGGCTGGTAGTATGCCAAACGGGCTGTACATACTAGACGATGTCTTTAAAGGGATCCGACTTGCCGGTAGTACACCCTTTTTTAGCGGGGCTAAAGGCCAAGCTAAAGGGGAGTTTGGTGGCATATATACTGGATCTACAGGATCTACTGGGTCCTCCGGAGGGGGCAGCGCTAAATCGCAGTTTGGCCCCAAGGGAGGACACATTAAGGGCACTAGCCCCACGACTGGTAAGCCCATCTACTATAAAAAGTATACGCCCAAAGGTAGCCCAAAGTTAGCCGCCCCTACAGAAGGTGGAGGACCCCCAGAGGGATATGCCGTCTATAAACCTCATGCAGAGCACGTAATTGGTAATACCCGTAACGGACACGACATTCACGCCCATTCTGGTATAAATAATACAAAACATTATAAGTGGGATGATCACCGAGACGCGAGTCACGCGCATTTTGCGTTATCTCAGCACTTAATGAATGTTTTGCGTGACCGAGCCGGTAGTGGTGGTGACACTGTTAAGCTTCAGGGCTTAATTGATGCTCACGCTAAGTTTGCTCAGCACCACAGAAAGGAAGCCGTTAAAGATTTACTTCACGGTAAGCAAAAAGCTCGATCCGAAGAAGACTTATCTCTTAGAGAGAGTCCCTCTGGTAAAAAATGAACGTTAATTTTGAAATAGATACTGTCAAAACATTGACGGAAGAGATTCGAAAAGCACTTTCTAGTGATATAGAGCCTGCCGCTTTGGCAGTGAAACTGTCACTTCTTCAAAATGACGTTAAAAAGATAACGAATACGCAAAGACTAATTAACAAGTATACGGTTATTGATGAATAGCCCACTAACAGATGGTCAAATACAGGCACATCTAGATGTCCTAGTTAAGTCTAAGCCGTTAGAGGATTACTGTAATAACTGTGGGGATTGTTGTAGCCCGAGCGTGATGGTTAAAAGCAGTAGTTCTTCTCCTTTTAAGATTCTAGTTAAAGACCTAAGTTGTAAGTTTAGTAAGTCTGTTAACGGGGAGAGTACTTGTACTGTTTATAGTGAGCGATTTAAAAAAGCTTCATGGTGCCTGGATTTACGGGGCATGATTAAGGGCGGTGTTGCTCCCCATCACTGCCCATATGTAGAGACTTTGGCTGGGTACCAGCCTACACTTGACTTACAGCCCCTTCAATATGGGTCTGTGCTTCCACTCTTAAAGAAGGCAGTATCTCAGGGAGACACAACTCCTTTTGAAGATGCTGACATTAAGAAGTTTTTGGGAGAATGAAATGAGTTTTTGGGAAGAATCAATAGAGTTGTTGTGCAAGGGTCCTAGGCCGGATGTAGCGTCAGGTGCTGCCGCTGCGGGAGCGCTCTCGCCATTAGCGGGCGCTGCTGCGCGGGCGGCTCTTAAGGCTGCTCCGAAGGCTGTCAAAGAGGTGGGAGAGGAGAAGGCTGCTGCTGCGTGGATGGCGAGTAGAGAAAAAGCTCGTCCTAAACACGTTAGGGGCGGCGTATCTAGTGCTAAGAATCCGTTTAAAGAGTTGAGCGAGTCGCAAGTAGGCAGGGGCGCTACTTCGTCTCGGAGACCGCTTAAGACTTCTGGTGGTTCGAAGTCTGATATGGAAACCTGGGCGGAAGGGGTGGGAGACGCCGCAAAACACGTATATGAGGGCGGCAAATCTTTCGGACGGGACGTAATGTCTTGGCACCCTGCGGGTAAGAAAAAAGTAAAAGAGTGGCGTAAAGAGGAAGCTGCAGAGGAAGCTGCTGCTGCTGCTGAAAAAAAGAATATTAAACATTGGAAGACAAAAGAGGGTTTTTCGTTCCGACCGCTTATGCCCCCTAGCCAACGCAAGGTGATTGACCCGGAATCTTATCCGGCTCGACAGCACGGTGGTCGCGTGAAGGCCCACCTTGCGCGTGTACAATCTGCGCGTGAGGCTAAAGCCCAATCTAAGAGATTATATAAACCCTCTCCTGAAGCAGAGGGTATGATGTCAAAATTTAATAATCTTCCTAAAGAGCGGCGGGATTTCTTACTTAGAGAGTTGGTTAGGTATAACCCCAATGCGAAAACCATGATGAGCCCAAGAAGTGCAGACTTAGTAAAACAATTCCATAATCCAGAATTTATTACGCACCTTAGGCAGAAGGGCCTTATAAAACGGCAGAGGTAATGAGTAAATGTCAGAAGAAACTTTAAATTTTAATTTCTGGATGCCTCTAAGTAAGGCAAAAGCCTCTAAAGATGGCAAAGCCCGTATTATTGAGGGCATTGCGTCTACGCCAGATATGGATCTTCAAAATGAGCGGGTAAATCAGTCCGGTATCAATTTTGATTACTTTATTAAGCATGGATACTTTAACTGGGACCATAAGCCCGGTGCTGAGAATAAGATTGGTGAGCCTTGGGTGGTTAGACTCACCCCAAAAGGGCTTTACGTTAAAGGCATTATCTACAAAGGAAAAAAGGTTGCTGACGACGTGTGGGAACACATCCAGTCTCTGGCCCAGAACCCCGATGCCAAACGTAAAGTAGGGTTTTCCCTTCAAGGTAAAACTGTTCGCCGTAACGGCAATACTATTATAAAGTGTTGGATCCAAGATATTGCCGTCACAACGGCTCCGATCAATTACAATACATACTTAGACGTAGTTAAATCGTTTAGTCAGTATGATTGGGCTGATCTAAATATGGAAAAAACATTGTCCGCTGGACACCAAGTTTCTAACCAAACTGGGGGTTCCGCGCTACGTACAGAGGACCTAGATAAAGACCCTACAGATTTGCTATACAAAGACGATTCTGAAAAAAGTAAAAAAGAAAAAGAATATACTAAAAAAAGTCTTGCCAATCTGATACAACGTCATTTAGGGTACTCACAAGGTACATCTGGAAGCCTTTCAGATGTCATCTTCCGAATGTCAGCCGCTAGGAGAGCACAGAATGGCTAGTCAAATCACACCGCTGCAGCCTGGAAATCATCAGCCTATGGGCGTTGATTGGGCGGGTACGGACGTAGAGAAAGAGAAAGACGAAGATAACATCGAAGAGAACGGCACAGATTACCGTGCTGTTAAAAAGAGTTATCGGTTATACAAGTCTCTTATTCAAGACTCGGCTCTGTTGAAGGCGATGGAAGAGGAAGAGTCTGAGGAAGAGTCTGAGGAAGAGGACGATAAGGGCGGCTTTTCGGAGATGATGGCTGAGGCCGGTGAGGAAGCCAAAGTCCGTAAGTCTTTCTTTGATTACGTAGAGAGCAACCCGACGTTAGTCGAGGGAATTTCTAGCTCTCCGTTTTTATACGAGATGGTTAAGTCCATTGGGTACTCGTTCCTTAACTTCGAGGATCGCGTTGGTACTCAACTGCTCCAGATGGACCTACATCACGACCAATTTGCTAAGAGTGTCGATGGTGTTTTTGAGTCTATGGGTAAGAGCCTGGGATTCATCAATACCACGGCAGACCAAATTGACGTCAATACGTCTGGTGGCGCGGGTGGCGATGTTCAGTACTTAGAGAAGGGTGATTTTGGAGGCCAAGCGGGACCCTCGCAAGGCCAGATTGTTGAGGCACTTATGAAGGGTGTCGAGGCTGGACAGATTTCTCCCCTCGAAGTCGTTAAATTTGAAACTACTGGATCGGTATCGCCGCACATCCAGAAAAGCCTTGGGTTATAGGAGAAGTCGAGATGTCCGACACACTGTATGAGTCAGAGATTTTAAAGTCTCTAGAGGCGCTAGATGATATCCTGTCTAAATCTCAGATTGAGACGGGAAAGAAGTGGCCCGCTGATCAACCTAAAGGCAAGTCTGGCTGGGCTGACGGAGAGAAAGAAGACGATCCCGAAGGCACAGAGCCTAACGGTACGGATATGAAACTCTCTAAGGGAGACGATCCCGAAGCTGCCGGTATTACCCGTGAAGAGGAAGAGGACCCCGACATGGACAAGGGGTATGGATCCTCCGTGTCTAAGGGCGTCGAAGTCAGTGACTTCCTTAATGAGCTTACTAAGTCGATTGCCGTTTACTGTAACGACTTAGAAGATTTTGTTACCAAAGCCTTGTTTCAAGTTCATGAGGAGAACGGAGCGATGTCGAAAGCCATCGCAGAAAACCTCATGTCCCTCAATGATATTATTGAGAAGTCTCAGGGCAACATTACTGAGTACGCGGAGGGTCCTTCTCGGGGTCCAAAGAGTATGCTCGATATGAGCAAATCAGTCTCAGGGTCGCAAGAGCCTGAGTTGTCTAAGAGTGTCGTTCTTGACGCTCTCATGAAGGGTGTTGAGGCTGGCACTATTTCTCCTCTTGAGATTATCAAGGTGGAGCAATTTGGCGTTCAAGCTATCAATCAAAATGTCGTCAAAAGCCTTTTAGCTTAAGATTTTTAGGAGAAATCAAACATGGTACCTCAAATTAGCTTAAAGGACTACGACGGGCTGAATGGGTTCGGGACGTCAACTGTCGGTGATGTCAACGAACTGTCAAAAGCACTTAGCGCAGGATATCAGGTCTCTAATCAGACAGGTGGATCTGCTCTGCGCGTTGAGAGCTTAGAGGCCAGCCTCAAAGTAGTCACTTATTCCAACAAGCACATCAAGCTCTGGAAGAAAATTCCTAAGAGCCCTGCGTACTCGACTGTTGAGGAATATAATGTCCTCAGCCAGTACGGTGCTGCTGGAGCCTTCGGCTTCACCCGTGAGGGGGAGCTTCCACAGTCGCAAGACAGTACTTACACGCGTATGACCTCGCTGGTTAAGTTCATTGGTACGACTCGTGCCGTGACTCACCCAGCTACCCTGGTCAACCCTGCACACGGTGATGTTATCGCTCTGGAAAACCAGAACGGTATCCTCTGGATGCTGGAGCGCGTTGAGGATTCTCTCTTCCACGGTAATTCGGCTCTCTCCTTTGATGGTGAGTCGGAGCAGTGGGACGGACTAGACTCCCTCATCAATAACGCTAATGTTATTGACCTCGAAGGTCAGCCCCTCCAAGAGGCTGATATTGAGGAGGCGTCTAACCTCGTCATTGAGAATTACGGTTATCCCACGGATATGTTCCTGGGTACCCGCGCAATGAGTGACCTCGTCAAGACCTTCTACCCCCGCGAGCGCATTAACATGCCTGCTCCGTCGGAAGGTAAAGTTGGTCTGTCGGTGACCTCGATGGCGACTCAGGCTGGCACGATTGAGTTTAACCCGGACGTCTTCTTGCGTCAGGGTAAGCAGCCTCCCGCTGCGGCTACGAGCGCTAACGCTCCTGCAACTCCCTCTGCTTGTGCTACTGCTGTTGGTGCTCTGACTACGGCTAGTTGGGCTAAGTCGATTGGTGCTGCTGCTGGTAACTTTGCTTACGCAGTTACATGTTGTAACCGCTTTGGTGAGTCGGCTCCGCTTATCTCGGCTGCTCAGGCGTTAACGCCTGCTCAGAATGCGGCGAATAACCAGATTACTGTGACGGTTACTAACGCTGCAGCCATTGGTGCTAACCCGCCTGAGTACGTGATCATTTATCGCGCTGATTTGGCTGTAGGTGCTGCTGCTCCTGCTGACCTTTCTCAGTACAGCGAGATTGCTCGGTTTGCTGCTACTACGCAGACGGCTCTTGGTGTTAACACCGCGCAGGATGACCTTAACGCTGTTATGCCCTTCACGGAGACGGCTTACTTGGGCGAGCTTACCCCTTCGGTGCTCACCTTCCGTCAGCTTGCTCCTCTGATGCGTATGGATCTTGCGGTCTTGGCCCCGGCCTACCGCTGGATGATCATGATGTACGGTACGCCGATCCTGTTTGCTCCTCGCAAGTGGGTCCGGTTGACCAATGTCGGACGCCTTACCTAGTGTGTCCTGAAGGGACCGAGTCTGAAGACTTAAGCTGGTCCCAGGAAGAGGAAACTCAACCTGGGATCGGCCTTCAGATTCCCCTTTCTCAACCCCCGATTCGGGAACCAGATTTTAAAGCTGATAAGGAAGAGGACGACGACAAAGAAGTCGTAGTACTCCTGGAGATCTGAAAATGCCGATTTACCCAAAAGAATTTTTAGAGCGTGCTGCTGCTAAACGTGCGGCTAAGGCGGCTAAGAAAGCTAAAGCGGTAGTTAAAGAGACTCCGGCCCCCGCACCTAAAGTAGAAGTTCCAGAACCTAAAAAGCCCGCGCCTAAACCGGTTGAGGCTTCTAGTAAAAAGCCCTTTGCAAAAAAGGCTTCACCCTCTGCCGACAAAAAGTCTAAGAAGTAGGAGATTAGAAAATGGCTGTCCAGTCAAAAACCTTTATTAATGATTTAGGTTCGGTAGTAGTTGCGGAAGTTGTTAACCAGCTTAATACCGCCCTTAGTGCAACTCCACTGTCCGTGCTTACTCAGCCCACTGCTGACGCGGGCACTGGTGCTGCCGGGGTTTTCTCAGTTGCTGATGACGCAAACATCTCGGGCGTCTTATTTATGGCTCCTGAAGATTGTTTCGTAACAAGCGTTAAGTTTGGTGGTCTTTCCACTGTGGCATTAAACGCAAGTACGCCAGCTAACACTGCGGTTATTCTTCTCCGCGTTCCTGCGGCTTGGACAGACGGTGGTGGCGCTGCTGCTGATCAGCTTTTCCGCTCTACTGGTGTTCATGGTAACCAGGGCGCTGTGGCGCTCGGCGCTGCTGGAGACTACCAAGTAGTATTTGCTACCGAAGGTAACGCTTTAACTGCTGCTGCTGGGTTTGACGGCAATCAGGTTGGCGAGTTAGTCGGACTTACCGCGACTGGTGGTGCGGCGGGTATCTTAGCTACGAGCATTGCCGGTACAATGGTTGCTCAAGCTGCCGCTAACTCGGCTGCTGTTTCTATCCCTGCCGCTGGCTTTGCCATGAACGCGGGCGACTCGTTAGTGTGGATGTTTCACAGTAAGCTTGGTGCTGCGTGCGTGTGCGTTGGCGCTGTCGGCTACCGCCCCGTTAAGGACAGCATCACTCTGAGCCCTGCTCAGACGGTCAAAGCCTTTAACTCAGTCAATCGTTAAATACCTCCTTCCCCCTTTTATAAATACTGCCTCTGCTCACCCTCCTTACGGCCCCCCACTCTCTACCCGGTCGTAAGGGGGGTTTTTTATATTTATTTTTTAAAAAGGTTGAAAGGTATCCGTTTTGCTATTAACTTCAGGCCAGCCACAGAGGCTAAGCAGTCCACTTTAATCTAAGGGAGAATACTTAACATGGGATTTGCAGAGAGAAATAGCCTTGCGGGGCGAACAAGCACGATTACATTTCCGGATGCGGTTAAACGCAACGGTTCTGCTAATACTTTTACTCGTTTAGATATCCAGCTTACGGATTCTAACGGAACACCTAACGATCCAGATAGCCAGTTAATGTACGTCCGTGTTACCGGAGCTACAGGTACGGCTATTGATAGCTTACTATACACCGATTCTGGCGGAAGCACGGCTGCTACTAATAGTACTAACGGTACGTATAGTAACGGAAGCAGCGCTTTCTGGAAGATGGTCACCACTTCTGGTGGAAAGATTACGCTTTACCACAAGACTGGTACTGCCTCTTCCGTAGAAGGCTCCTATAATGTTGAGGTTGCTTGGTTTGAGACCGGTAGTGCGGTTGCCACGGCTAAAGCCTTCCGCATTGTTGATGCTGCTGACCTCGATACGATGGCAACGAACATTGACAGTGTTCTTGAGGATACTGGAACTACGTTACCGGCGTCCCTCGCGTCCATCGCCAGCACTTTAGGTAATGTACCTACTACTGCGATGCGCGGTACAGACAACGCTGCTTTAGCATCTGTTGTTGGTGCGTTGGATGACTCTGCAGTTGCAACTGCGGCGGGTGACGATGATACCGCTATGTCGATGATCAAAGGTGTCATTGCTGACACCAATGAAATGCAGGGTGATTTAGCTAACGGTGGTCGTCTCGATACCATCTTTGACTCTATCCTTACGGATACTGCAACTATTGGTACTCCTGTAAATGCGAGTATCTCGGCGGATATCGCTGCCGTTAAAGCCGATACTACGGCTATCCTTACCGATACTAGTACTACCCTTGATAACCTGATTGATACTGAGGTAGCAGCTATCTTAAATGATACCAGCGAACTTCAAGGCGACTGGACTAACGGTGGACGCCTTGATGTCATCCTTGATGCTACCTTAGCTGACACCGCTGAGCTTCAAACTGATTGGGTCAATGGCGGTCGTCTTGATCTTATTCTAGATGCTGTTAAGGCCGACACTGCGGCTATTCTGGTTGATACTAGTACTACCCTTGATACCCTGATTGATAGTGAGATAGCAGATATCTTAGCTGATACGGCTACGTTGGGATCGCCTGCTGGTGCGTCTCACGCTGCTGATATCGCTGCGATTAAGGTTGATACTGCTGCTACGCTAGTAGATACGGCTACGTTAGGAACTCCCGCTGGTGCAAGTCACGCTGCTGATATTGCCGCTATTAAGGTTGATACTGCTGCTGCTCTTGCAGATACTAATGAGCTTCAAGGCGATTGGACCAACGGTGGTCGGCTTGATCTCCTTTTAGATGGTGTTAAGGCTGTTACTGACGCGTTGCCGAACTCGGGGGCTCTTACTGATTTAGCAACGGCTTCCGCGTTAACTACGTTACAGACTGCAGTTACGTCGATTCAAAACAACACTCGTTTTGTAGCGACCGTTCCTGGGAAGCTTAACCGCGAGAGTGCGGCTGTTGCTATTGGTTGTTATCTTTATGATACTGCCGGTAACATGGAAGACCCGGACAGTAATGGGTTGTACGTCAAGATTAGCCAGATGGACGGTACCGCGATTGCTGGTAGGTACTATTCCGATTCTGGTCTCAGTAGTGCTATTTCTGCTGAGGGATCGGGCACCTTTAGCGGGTATTACGCGCTAAGTAGGGCCGCTGCTGGTAAGTATGCATTCTTTTACAAGAATGACGCTGCCCACACGGAAGAGAATCTGATTGTTGAGTTCGGATGGGAAGAGGGCAGTGCTGCTCGTTACCAATCTCGTGCTATGCAGGTTAGTGATGCTGCTGATCTTGATGATATCGTAGCTGACACCAACGAGCTTCAGGGTGATTGGACTAACGGTGGTCGTCTTGATCTCCTGTTGGATGCTGCTCTGGCGGACACCAACGAGCTTCAGGGTGACTGGGCTAATGGTGGACGT